ACCCGAAAGTCACCAGCTTCTGGCACGGGTGAGTAAGTCACGTTGAACGCAAACTTGCGGCGCAGCTCGTGCACGGGTGCATAGTCGGCATCGTTGAACAGGTCGCCCAGCTTGACCTTGGACTGGATAATCTCCCAGTCGTACACATCGAGGAACGCTTGCACCAGAGCGTCGAACTCTTGCTCATAAGCTGTCATCTGCGCTTGGTAATCGAAGAACATGGCAGTCGGGATCAACCGTTGCCCTAGATCTGACCACGGCATGGTGAGTGCGTAATGCGTGTTGCGTGTGTTACCGATGAACTTATGCACGGCGTCCAGCTCGGCGCAGTCACCTAGCAACTTCTTACTGACGTTGGCCGTGCCAGACTTAGCATTGTTTTGTAAGGTGACCTGCGCTGATGCACTCTTGTCTTTCTTACGTCCTGTCCAGACCGACGCATTGAACTCGACGATCATGGCGCTTGATTGTATCGACGGTGCCGATACCTGCGGTACTACTGATAACATGTTATCCATTACTATATCTCCATAAGATGTTTTGATGTTACCGTTAGTCAGCCGACTAACGATACTGAGTGAAGACGGAATGCCCCACTCAGAAACATATTATGACATACATGGAATCTAATGTCAAGCTAATGAAAGTAATGGTTAAACATGGAATATATTGGAATGTTCCGTTTTGTACTGAACTGTTCTTTTTTAAAATGGCGCAAGTTATTGAATAGTAAGAACTGTTCGCAATGTTCTTGTTTCCCAGACATTACTAGGTCTTCAGCAGAAAGAAGGAAAGGCAGGGATAAAAGGAACAATACCCGCCCTTGTTCCCACGGTTGGGTAGTAATTTTATAGATTACAGAACAATACAATATATATATATATATAGGGGCAATACTTACCGGCAAACACACATCGTATTCCGTTATATTCCATCGCCATCCACTTTTCAAATGTAGTTGTTCGTACCGTACAATCACCGTACAAATGCCGTACAATTAGGAACAATAGGCCGAACATTCTGCGCCTCTGCGTTAGTCCGCCGACTAACGATCTGCGCTCCGCTACTACAGGAACTGGTATCAATCTGTGTTGTAGTGGTAACACATCACACGTAGGCAACGACCTCGGACTGCTTTGCGCTACGCTACTACGGGAACTGGTATCAAATTTATTTGAGACAAAAAAAGCCCCTCCGAAGAGGGGCCAGTTGGTTACGCCTGCGGTATCTCGGTAAGATCTTTTAGCATTGTCTCCAGCTCAGTCTTAATCATTCGCCGTCTCTCATCACCGAAGGATTCAGGCAGCTTGTCATTCTTAGACTTGACCCTATCGAATGCCTTAGACAATTCAGCAATCAATCGATCCAGTTCAGACTTTTTGGTATTGGTTGCCTCGCCTGCCTTGATCTTAGATTGCTTGTCCGTATCTGCCGCGAGCGCCTTCTGGATCTTAGACAGTTTAGAGTTAGCATACCCGAAGGCATTCTTAACTGTCTTGTGATCCTTTTCGTCAATGTTGCGCTTCCAACTGTTAGCACCCTTGCCACCCGCAAACATCATAGCGCGATTGTATAAGGCTAGCGATTCAGGATCCTGTGCCTCGTGGCAGAAGCCTCGCACCATGTTAAAATTGCGAACCCATGCGCCTGACTTGCTAACACCTGCCTTTAGCTTGCCAGTCTGCTTAGACGTGTAAGGTGTTATCAATTGGTCAGCGGTGATCTTCAGCGCCTTACATATCTTGACCACGTCAGCCATCGCCGTTGTAGTAGTCGCCTTCGCATGTTCTACAATATCGCTTTGGTGACATACACTCGTGATGCCTTTACGCAGTTCAAGGTATTGTGCTTCTTTCTTTGCTGTTAATTTAGCCATGTTTTATATCTCCTTTAGTTTACCGTTAGTCGTCCGACTAACGGTGGTCGCCGCATTGTGCCGCGACCTGAGAACATAATAGCATGATGGCAGGTAATGTCAAAATCTGGTACATGGTGGACGATTGTGTCGTATGGTGACCCTACCCACCCCCTATGGCCCCAACACGGCGAAGGGACTCCGGTATTACTACGGTATTACTAATCTACACAAATGTTTCGTGTTTTTCTGAGTTCAGACTATTTTCTTCTAGCTCCGACCCCCACCCCCTCTATATAGGGAACACCCCCCGGTAGGAGTCCCAACCTACTTGCATAAAAAATTATTTTTCGGTATAAACCGTTTTAAACGGTTAGGTATGTAGTCATGGCAGAGCGAAGACCAGAGTGGCAAGCGTTGGGGTTTAGTAGCCCTGAAGCCTACGAAGACGCTAAAGCTGCGTCTGAAGAAATGCTTAAGATGGAATATCTCATGGGGGTTCAGGATAAATTACCCGAAGGGTATAAGATGAACCAAGGGCCGGGAGCCGTGCTTACTGCACTTGGACTATACGGTGACCAAACAGATAACCCACAATTCAGCCAACCTGCAAACATAAGAAGTTATACCAGACCTATAGGCAGTACCGGCTCTAGGACATTAGGGCGATACGTAACCCCCTACCAAAATTATGCCGGTGCCATGTCTTTACCGGAGTATGAAGAGATACTTAGCGATCGATTTAGTGGTATTCAGGCCGCTATAGTTGGTGGCCCTACTCAAGAGGATGATGTTTTTGTAGACCAGACACTACAATACAATAAAGTTGAAGGGCGTCCATACGAAAATACGTTAAAGCATGAGTTGCGGCATAGAGGGCTTGCTTCCGAAAGAGTACAAGATTACTTAAAACAAAGAGATCCAGAAGAAAAAGACCCTACTGCTGGCAGGGGGGAGCATGAACTATACGAACTTATACGCCAGTTGCAGGTAGGAGAAACATCTCCAGAAGACTTGTTTATGTGGGATCAGCGTAAGTTAGGACAATTAGAAGATCTAGAAGCAGAGATTTTAGAAGGCATGACCGAAGAACAACGTATGAAATTAGGGTTCTTACCGGAAGAACCGGGGTTCCTAGATAAGTTAATGGGTATAATGGATTAATGTTGCAAAAAATTATTTTTAGTGTACATTTGCGGTAACGGCTAACAACCTGCGTACGTATATGACAGTAATGCTTGATCCTGAGATTGGCGTTCCGTTGCCTCCCAACATTCCTTACATCGATCTGAGGGAACGGGCTGCGGCTGCTTGCGCCACTGCGATACTCTTATCCGAACACGGGCTAGACATAGAACCGAATAGAGAAGATAAGGATGTAGCAGCTAGCTTGACGCTGCAATACGCACAAGATCCTGAAAATACCTCTAAACAAGTTACTAGTAAGAAGGCCGCAAAGCTAACACCTGCATCTTTGATCCTTACTGACAGTATACTGCAAGAGTTTGGACATTCAGTTGCTGAAAGCTCCGCACAGATTCGTTATCTCGTAACCAATAAGCTTCTGTTAGAGTCAGAAAACCCTGATGCTAAGATCCGTATCCGTGCCCTAGAGCTGTTAGGTAAGATTTCTGATGTAGGATTGTTTTCAGATAAGTCAGAAGTCACGATAACGCATCAGTCTACGGACGATCTACGCGCAAAACTACGTCAGAAGTTAGAAAAGTTGGTAAACCCTCCTTCAGACATAGAAGAAGCAGTCATTATTGATGGGGATACCATCGATGTGGACGTGGAGTTAGGGTTAAGTCAGCCTGAAGAAGTCCTTAAGGTCGAATACGACGATGAATGACGTTGCGCTTGACTTTACTGAGGACGAAGTCCAAGTAATGTTGGACAATCTGGATAGTTATAGTCCCGATGAAGTCCTAGAAATCGATAAGCTAGTAGATGAGCTAGCAACACGTAGGAAAAATAAGCTTGCCTACGACGATTTGATAGAATTTTGCAAGGCGATGATGCCTGAGTTTATTGTGGGTAAACATCACCGCATATTGGCGAATATGTTGATGGATATTGAGGGTGGGGATAAGGATCGGGTATGCGTAAACATACCCCCACGTCACGGTAAGTCCCAGTTAGTGTCTATCTTTTACCCAGCGTGGTATTTGGGCAGAAACCCTAATAAAAAAGTCATGATGGTGTCTCATACCACTGATTTAGCAGTAGATTTTGGGCGTAAAGTACGTAATTTAATCAATACTGG